TTACCGGTAGACAACGTGTAAGCGCAGGTGATCCAGGTTCTAAAGTAATTAATAAAAATGGTGAAAAAACTATGCGTGGTTATGGTGCAGCTACTAAAGGCATCAAGTTTAGGGGTCCTTCAGCTTAATGAACTACGCGCAGTTAGTTGCAGAAATACAAAGCTACACCGAGAATATATTTCAGACAACGGATATAAACACGTTTATAACTCAAGCTGAACAACGTATATATAACTCGGTGCAACTTCCTGCGCTTCGAAAGAACGTAACAGGTACACTGACTACAGCTAATAAGTATTTAGCAATACCTACTAATTGGTTATCTACATTTAGTTTGGCAGTCATTAATGCTAATAATGAATATTTGTATTTACTTAATAAAGATGTAAATTTTATTAGGCAATCGTTTCCTGATACGGATTCTGATTATTATGGTCAACCTCAATACTATGCAGTTTTTGATAATGCGGCATTTATAGTAGGTCCAACACCAGATGCTAGTTATAATGTTGAATTACATTATTTTTATTATCCTGAGTCTATTACGACTGCGGGAACATCTTGGATAGGTGATAACTTTAGTTCAACTTTATTATATGGCTCATTATTAGAAGCTTATACTTATATGAAGGGCGAACAAGACGTTATTAATCAATACCAAAAACGTTATGATGAAGCTATGATTCTATTGAAACAACTTGGTGATGGCAAAGATAGACAAGACGCATACAGGAGTGGGCAAGTAAGATACCCAGTTAGATAATGTCAATCGGACAAACCCAGACTACAGCATTTAAACTTAATTTATTAAAGGCACTAGAAAACTTTAATGTAGGTACTCCATATACTTATAAGATTGCTCTTTATAAAGCGACTGCTACATTAAATGAATCAACCACTGCATATACTACAGAAGACGAAATAACAGGTGGGGGATATACTGCTGGAGGCAAGACTTTAACAATAACTGGGCTAGGAAGTGACGTATCTAATAATACAGCATATGTATCGTTTTTAGATGTGACTTGGAACCCTGCAAATTTTACTACTGCTGGAGCTTTGATATATAATAGCACTACAAATGCAGCTGTTTGTATATTAAATTTTGGTAGTGATAAAACGGCAACAAGTACATTTACAATAACATTTCCAGCAGCTACATCAACTACTGCTGTGTTAAGAATTAATTAATTAAAGGAGCATATTATGATTAAAGAAACAAACGGCTTTGGCGACTCAGCTATAGTCACATTAAATACGAGCGCTATATCTAAAGAAGAATTAGGTATACATGGTCGTTACCACGCTTTATGCTGGGACGAAAATGGCAATTTAAAATGGGAAGAAGAATTTCCTAATTTAGTTAACGCTATTGGTAAACAATTAATGTTAGATACATTATTACGCGGTTCTGCATATACAGTAGTAGGTCCTTACTTAGGTCTTATTAACTCTGGTGGTACATTTGCTGCTGCAGATACTATGACATCACACGCTGGTTGGACAGAATTTACTAACTATACAGTGTCTGCCGTAGCTCAACGCGGTACAGCTGTATTTACTGCATCTACTTCATCTGGTACAACACCTTCTAATATTACAACTTCATCAGCTGCAGCTATTACTTACACTATTACAGGTGCAGGTGGTACAGTGGGTGGTTGTTTCTTAGTCACAGGTACAGGCGCTGTAGCTACATTAAGCTCAACAGCTGGTACATTATATAGTGCAGGTAACTTTGCAACAGCTAAGGCAGTAACAGCAGGCGACACAGTAGCAGTTACATACTCTACAACAGCAACAAGCTAAGGAGCTTAAATGGCTCTTGTAGTCTATGATCGGGTACAAGAAACCACAACGACCACTGGCACGGGTACAATTACTCTTGCTGGTGCTGTTAGTGGGTTTCAATCCTTTGCTGTAGTTGGTAATAGTAATACCACCTTCTATTGCATTACTAGCGGTACTGCTTGGGAAGTAGGTATTGGTACTTACACTTCTTCAGGAACTACTTTAGCTCGTACTACAATCTTATCTAATTCTTTAGGTACAACTTCAGCTATATCTTTAACAGGTACGTCTACTGTATTTTGTACTTATCCCGCTGGAAAATCCGTCAATAAAGATTCAACCAATACAGCTTATGCTGAACAATATGCGGCGTCTAACGGATTATATGTAAATAATGCAACTGTAGCAGCAAGCTTCACTGTTCCTACGGGATATAATGCAACGAGTACTGGACCTATTACCATTAGTAGTGGTGTGGCAGTAACAGTTCCTACAGGATCTCGCTGGGTAGTATTGTAATATGTTTGGTATAGCAACCTTTGCTCAGACAACATTTGCTGGCTTAGGCACTAATAATTATGTTTTAACAGTTACAGAAAATAGTAACTTAGCAGATAGCAGTACACAAGTTTTTGCAGCATTACAAAGTATTACAGAAAATAGTAACTTAGCTGATTCAAGCACTCAGGTATTTGCATTATTGCAAGCTATTACTGAGGCAAGTACTTTAGCTGATTCAAGTACACAAATTACTTCTTACAATATATCAAGAAGTGAAGATAGTATATTAGCTGATACGCCAACGATTACGCAAGCTACATCAGCATCTTTAACTGAAAATAGTACTTTAGCTGATAGTAGTACACAAGTAAGTAGTTATAATGTTTCAGTATCGGAAAATAGTAACTTAGCTGATACCGTAACTATTACGGCTCAGTTTGCAGTAAATAGATCTGAAAATAGTGGACTAGCTGATGCATTAGTTATTACCGCTCAGTTTGCCAATAGCTTGACAGAGAACGTAACTATGGCAGATTCAAGCACTCAACAATATGCTTATTTAGTATCATTGTCTGAGGGTGTGACGATGAATGACTTTAATTCTGAAGTTGATAACTTTCTCTTTGGAATTGTAGAAACTGTAACCATGGCTGATTTCAGCTCTCAAGTTTCTAATTTTATACAAACATTAACTGAAAATAGTATTTTTGCTGATACACCAACTATACTAGCTAACTACCCAGTCAGTATATCTGAAAATAGTAACTTAGCAGATGTTGAAAGTATTACAGCTAACTATCCAGTCACTAGAGCTGAAAATAGTAACTTAGCAGACGTTGAAAGCATATTAGCGCAGTTTGCAGGAAATGTAACAGAAAATAGTAACTTAGCAGATAGTAATACGCAGCAAACAAATTACAATGCAAGTCAGACTGAAAATAGTACGCTTAATGATTCAAGTGCTCAACAGTTTAATTTTAAACAAGTAATTACTGAAGATGTTAATTTAGCTGACCTTGAAACTATTGTAGCTAACTTTATAGCTAGTGTTACAGAAGCAACTACTTTAAATAATGTTATAGAAATAGGCATAGCGTTCTTTTTAGCTATTACTGAAAATGTAACTATGGCTGAAGCTTCAGCTGCAAGTAACCAAATTATAAGAAGCCTTACTGAAAATATTACAGTAGCTGACGCAGAAAGTATTAAAGCTAATTTTATAGCCTCAGTAATTGAGAATAGTAATTTAACAGACGTAAAGTGTTATATAGGTTGGTTTAAAATTAATGAAGATCAAGTAGCTGCATGGACAGCAATAACTACTCCTACAGGAACGTGGACAAATATAAATGATGCACAAACACCTAATTGGAACGATATTGATGCAAAACAACCATGTAGTTAAGATATAATACGAATATAAATAAAAGGATTTTTTATGGCAAGTACCTATAGTGATTTAAAAATAGAACTTATTGGGACTGGTGAACAATCAGGTACCTGGGGTACCACTACGAATACTAATTTTAGTACGGCAATATCTGAGGCTATTACAGGTTCTGTTGATGTACCCTTCTCAAGTGCGGATGTTACTCTAACCCTTACTAATACTAATGCTGCTCAATCTGCACGTAACTTAAGACTTAACCTCACAGGTACTTCAGGCGGTGCTCGTAACTTAATCCTAGGTTCAGGCTGTCAAATTGAGAAATTCTACCTTATTAACAATGGCTTAGCAGACGCAGTTATAGTTAAAAATACAACAGGTGCAGGTGTTACAGTGCCTGCGGGTCTAGCTATGCTAGTCTTTAATAATGCCGTTGATGTGGTTAACCCACTTACATACTTTACAGGTACTGTAATTTCAAGCTCAGCTACAATCACAGGTGGCACAATTAATAGCACACCCATCGGGGGAACTACTGCAGCAGCAGGTGCGTTTACTACATTAGCCGCTTCAGGAGCTACAACGCTATCAAGTACTTGAGGTGTGACAGGTAATGCGACGTTCACAAATGACTTAGCCGTTAATGGAAACACTACACTTGGTAACGCTTCATCTGATACAATAACACTTAATGCAAACACAGCAAACGTACCTAACAATTTAAATTTTAGTGGTACAGGTAGTATTACAGTACCAGCAGGTACAACAGCACAAAGACCTAGCCCAGTTGCGGGTATGGTTCGATATAATAGTAGCTTAAATACCTTTGAAGGATACTCTAATGGTTTTTGGGGTGCAATTGGTGGTGGTGCTACAGGTGGTGGTGGCAATCAAGTATTCTACGAAAACGAATTAACAGTAACAGCAGATTACACTTTAACAACAGCAAGAAATGCAATGTCTACAGGACCCATAACAATTAATTCAGGTATTACCGTGACAATTCCAACAGATCAACGTTGGGTCATATTATAGGAGAAGTAAATGGCACAAATTATTCTAGATTCGAACAATAACTTAATACAAGGTGACTTTGATAACGCCACGTTAAACAATCGTACTAAGTTACAAACCACAACAACTAACGCCACGACTAACGTCTACGTAGCTCCTAATGGCTCATCTACATCTGCAGGGGTTTCAGTCGCTAATAACTCAAGTCTTACTAATGCATCTAAGATTGTCATGGCTACAAACGGTACAACAGATACACAAATTATTTCTGGTGTGAATGGTTCTGGTACTTACTTGCCGATGAGCTCCTATGTGAATAATACATTAGCAATGCAAATTGCTACGACGGGTGTCACTGCATATGGAGGAGGAACTGTAAGTAGTAATACAGCTTTTGGTACAGGTGCTTTATTTGCAAATACTACAGGCGCTTATAATGTGGCTATAGGTGCTTCTGCTTTAGCCACAAGTAATGGTGACCAAAATGTTGGTGTAGGTCGTTATGCTTTAATTGCCAATACAACAGGTTATCAAAATACAGCAGTAGGCGAACAATCTTTAGCTACAAATAATTTAGGATATTATAATACTTCTATAGGTAAAGGTTCATTACTTGCTAATACTACAGGATTTAATAATATAGCTTTAGGTTACACAGCAGGTGGAGTTGTTACTACAGGAAGTTATAACACTTATATTGGTTTTGGTTCATCAGCATCATCTACTTCAGTTCAACAAGAAATTGTTATTGGCACATTTAATGTGACAGGTAAAGGCGGAAGCACAGCTTTTATCAATGCTAATAGTGGTAACACTTACAATGGTGCTAATACTACTACTTGGGCTACTACATCAGACCAAAGACTTAAAAAAAATATTATAGATAATACAGATGGTTTAAACAAAATTACAGCGATACAAGTAAGAAACTTTGAATATAGATTGCCTAAAGAAGTAACAGAACTAGAATCACAAAACGCAATTGATAAACAAGGTGTGCAACTTGGTGTTATTGCTCAAGAACTACAACAAATTTTACCTGAATGTGTTAAAGAAGAATCAACAGGTGTTTTATCTGTGCAAACTGATAACCTTATTTGGTATCTTATAAACTCAGTTAAAGAACAACAAGTTATCATTAACGAATTAAAATCAAGAATAGAAGCTTTGGAGAGTAAATAATGTCCTCACTCATTTTAGGCGGAGATACCTCAGGAACCATAACGTTAACAGTGCCAGCTACCGCTGGTACAAATACTATTACGCTTCCAGCGTCTACCGGTACTGCGATCACTACAGCGTCTACATCAGGTATACCTAATACAATCAACTGGACAACAGTACAAACAGCGAGTGTAAGCCCAGCGGTAGCAGGTACAGGCTACCCAATGAACACAACAAGCGGTGCTCTCACCGTGACACTCCCAGCAAGCCCAACAGCAGGTAACATGATTTCCATAGTTGACTACGCAGGAACAGCCGCTACAAATAATATTACAGTAAACCCAAATGGATTAAAATTACAAGGTAGTACAGCAAATGGAACAATAAGCACAAACCGTGAAGCAGTAAATTTAGTATATG